ATGGTCTTCTGGGACGACGGCCAGGGGATGCTCGCGAGCGCGTTGTACGACGAAACCACCCTCGAGTACACGAAGGTCGATAGCGAGCGGGACGCCGACGTGGAGGTGGTGTGATGGCGACGTGCGAGCGGTGTGGGGAGCCGGTTGAGGTCAAGAACGCTGCCGGCTGGTACCGGGACCACTGCTGGTCGTGTATCGAGGACATCGCCGATGCGGAGACACCGCACCGCGAGACCTGTTCCGATCCCGACTGCCGGGTCTGCGCGGCGCCGTGACGAGTTTTAATGCGGGCCGCTCGATGCCGCCAACAGCCCCATGCGGTGTCGATAGCCGTTCGAGCCGGTTGGTTTTCTACGGGGCTTTCTCGGCCGGCGAGGCGACGCGGTCCCTGCCCTACCAGGGCTTTTCAACACGATACTGACACACCACGCCTGCCCGTCACGCTGCTGCGACGCTGCTGCCGCGACGTCATTTAAACTATAAATACACGATTCACACTGCGTAACACCCATCGAACATGTCAACACGAGACCGCCGCGTCACGCTCGCGCTGAAGTGGCACCATCTCGACCATCTCAGCGTCAAGGAGATTCAGGACCGGTTTGAGGCCGAGGGGATCGGCTCCTATGCCCGGTCGACGATCCGGCGCTACCTCAACGAGCAGTCTGCCGAGGAGGTCAAAGAGCAGATCCGGGAGCGCCATGCCGATGTCCGCCTTCAGATCGCCGAGCGCGAGGAGCGGTTGTATCAGCGCGCCCGCGAGGCCGAGGCGCAGGCCACCGAGGACCGTCCGATCGTCCGCGTGGTCCCGAAGACCGAGCGGGTATCTCGGGACCGGGCGACCCCCCAGAGTGTGCAGGACTGGGAGGTCGTCGACCCCGACGATCCCGAGTACCCAGAGTGGGCGACGGAGCGCGACATCATCATCCGGTTCACCGAGCAGACCCGTTCCGTCGAGCCTGGTGGGGAGTATCCGGTCCAGGCGGTCGACGGATCGCCCCGATACACCAAGGAATTTGCCGGCCTGCAGCGAGAGCAGCCTGATCAGAAGGCGCGGGCGATGGCGCGCCAAGAGCAGTCCGCCCATCTCGAAGCGAAGGGCGAGATCCTCGGGGTCTACGAGACGGACATCAACCTGGACGTCGACGGCGACATCGACCACGCCCACGAATTCGATCCGGAGACCGAGCAGCGGCTCGGCGCCCTGGTCGACAACATGACCGACGACGATGAGTAGCACCGCTCACCCTGACGCCGGCGCCGACGGGCTGCGGGCCCTGCTGGCCGACCCGCAGCGTGGCCCCCGCGCCCATCCGGTCGCCACCGCCGAACACCTGTTTGACTACAGCGTCCCGGTCCATACCGCCGATCACCTGCTCCGGTTCTACAACGCCCTCTACAAGGCAGCGATCGGGGCCTATCCGGATGCACTCCGTCAGGTGGCGGCGCTGATGCCGCGCGGCCACGGCAAGACCGAGGCAGGAACGGTGGTCACGCCGGCGTGGGTCCTGGCCCGGTGGCCCGACGCGCGGATCGCCGTCATCAGCAAGACCGAGGGCGCCGCCAGCGAGCGGGTCGAGAAGGTGGGGCGGACGCTCACCGAGCACAGCGACCGGCTGGGCATCACTCTCACCGAGCAGACCAAGACGGCGTTCACCACCGCCGCTAACGACGCCGCCGGCCACAAGGAGCCCAGTATGTCGGCCCACGGCATCAACTCGCAGGTGACCGGGGGTCACTACGACGTGCTGGTGTTCGACGACGTGGTCGACTGGGAGAATCAGCGACTCCAGTCCCGGCGCCGCAAGATTCGGGATACGTTCGAGGACTACAGCAGCAACCTCCTCGAAAAGGACAGCACACTCCCCACGGGCCCGGTGACGATCGCCGTCGGGACGCGCAAACACCCGCGCGATCTGTACGCGACGGAGCTCCTGGCCGACCGGTCGTGGCTGGTCTTCGAGGAGCGGGCGCTGGCGGACTGGTCGATCGTCGCCGACGGCGCCTACCAGATCAAGGGCCAAGATGGCCGGCTCTACGACAGCCCGGGCGATCTGCCCGCCGATGTGGACCCTGTGCAGGACGGCGTCGTCCCCGAGCGCGAGGTGGACGTGCTGTGGCCGGAGCTGCAGCCGCTCCCCAGACTGCTGCACGACGTGGTCTTTGGCGACCGGTCGCCGGCGATCTGGAAGCGAGAGAACCAGAACGACCCGGCCGCCCTCCAGGGGTCGGTGTTCAAGCCGGGATGGCTGACCTACGTCGACGCGCTCCCGGGCGACCCCGCCACCTACGACTGGTACGCGGGGCTGGACGTGGCGGTCGTTGAGGACGCACAGGCGGCCGCCGAGGGAGAGGGTGACTTCTCGGCGCTGGCGATCCTGGGCGACAGCGGGTCGCGCCGCTATCTCACGCACCTGTGGCGGACCCGCGGCCGGTCGGTCAAGGGCACCGCCGACTGGGCAGCCGGCAAAATCGCCGACGCCACCGTCGCCGGCCACGACCTCTCGCTCACCCGCTGTCGGGTCGAGACCAACAAGGCGCCCGGCGTTCACCAGCGTCTCCGTGACGATCATCCGGTCCCTGCGGTGGGCCATGACAGCACCACCGCCAAGGAGGGCCGGTTGCACGATCTGGCCGGCGAGTTTCAGGGCGGCGACCTCGTCATCCGGGGCGACCAGACGGCTGACCGGTGGCGGCGCTTCGAGCAGGAGGAATGGTTGCAGTTCCCCGACGCCGCTCACGACGACCGGCTCGACGCGATCGACCTCGCGGACAGTGTCGCCGACGCCGGCGGCACGGTCCACGATCTCGGGTCGATGGGCTCGCTGCTGGGCTGACCGCATCCACCCCCTCTCTCCACACTCATGTCCACGACATACCGCCGCGACCTCGACGACGACACGAGCCTGCTGATCGCCCCCTACGAGGACGGCGAGATCGCCCAGGCCGTCGCCACACAACTCCGGTCGATCGCCGAGACGCCCACGCCCGCCGGCGGCAGCAGCGGCCGTCGCGGCGGGCCAGCGCCACGGATCACCAACGCGGCCACGCCGTTCCGGATCAACAGTCTCCGGGCGATCGGCCAGCAGGCCCACGAACTGTCGCGGGCGGTCCGCACCCGGCGAGACGAACTCTACCGGAACGAGTTTCCGGTGCTGGAGCCCCGGTTCACCGTCAAATGCACCGCCTGCGGGACGACGTACGACGAGTCAGTCGCCGAGTGTACGGCCTGTGGCCGTGAAGACCTACGCCGCCCCGACCCGGCAGAGAAGCGCCGAGCCGCGGAGCTGCTGGAGAATCTGAACCGGGAGGGACAGTCACTCCGCGACCTCGCGAAGCTGGCCGAGCCCGATCAGTACTACGCCGGTGTGTCGACGCTGGTGATCCGGTACGACTACACGATTGCCCAGGACAGCGGCCTCTACGCCGACGGGGCGGTGCTGTCACAGGACCCGGCGGAGGTGGTGTACGCCGACCCGCGGAGCCTCGTGCCGGTGGTCGACGAGCACGGCCGCGCCGGCGGCCACTGGTGGACCTGCCCGATCCACCGCGACTCCCCGGCCGACGAGCCGGGTCGCTGCGAGCAGTGTCACGCCCGGCGGCGCGAGGTCTACTTCGCCGAGACTGGCACCGGCTCCAACGGCCCCGAGCAGTACTTCTTCCGCGACGAGGTCCTCACATGGGCTCATCCCGAGCCGCGGCTGGGCGGGCTGGACGGGCTGGCGCCGGCGGCGTCGGTGATGCTCCGCCAACTGGTCTTGCAGTTGATGGACCGGTACACGGCCGCGTTCTACGATCAGTCTCGCGACCGGCTGCCCAACCAGCTCTTGATCCTCCACACTACCAACCCGGACAAGTGGGAGCAACAGATCGCCCGGACGCGCGATACCGACGATCCGTACGACAGCCCGATCCTGGCCAACGAATACTCGCCCAACTCGGACTCGGTGCCGGAGGTCCAGGTGGTCGACGCCATGCCCGACGAGATCCGGGGCCAGGCCGCCGACATCCGGCAGTCTTACAAACAGGACATCCGGCAGGCCATCGGCGTCTCGAACGTCCACGATAGCGACCTCTCGGATGCCGGCGGGCTGAACAACGAGGGGCTGCAACTGGAGGTGACGGATCGCGTCATCGCGAGCCAGCAACACGATTACGTCGAGGGCTGGCTGGACACCCTCGCCAAGCGGCTGGACATCGACGACTGGCGGATCGCGTTCATCCCCAACCGCGAGGAGCGGGACGCCACGGACACCAAAGAGCGGGTACGGGC